ATCTTAGATGTTGGGGAATTACAATCTCCCACGCCAAAATACTCCATAGTAGATGGCTGAAAACCCCTGTTAATAAAATACTGCGATGGACATTTGAGATTACACTCAATCTCCATAGACTCATGGTGTTTAATAATGCTCTTATCATTAAACAAAGAGATTAATTTATAGAAGTTATCGTTTTCATCTTCTGGCTGAGAAGCTGTTGGTTGTGAAGAGTATACGTGTTTTACTTTTAAAATCTTGCAAGCCCAACCCAAAGCGTCTTTAAACTTTACATCCTTAGCTTCACCATTTGATAGTGAGCCTTGTATTAGTCCAAATATATCATTTCTAAAATGGTGCTGACAATCTCTAGTCCAACACTTCCATATGCCACGATCAATAGAGAACGATAAAGCTCTTGGGTTGTCGCTTCCATCATGAATGGGACATTTGGAATAAATATTGTTACCAAGAATTTCATATTCTAATCCTAGCTGTTTAAAGACTAGTTCAGAATTGTTATTCAGCAAGGTCTTGATTTTGTGTAAGTCCATCTTGTATCTTTATTTTAATAAGCGATTCGCTATTTGCCAAACCGGTATCGCCAGTTGGTTGATTTTTAAATTCATTTCTTGTTCTTAATTCTTGCAGTTTGGCGTGTGATCCTTGCATAAGCATATTGATATAATCACCATCGTCAAGACCACCACCATGTCTTGAAACAATTGGTACGAGTTTTCTATTTCCAGCATTTGGTCCATCTTCAGCTAGTTCTTCTGGGGATTTAATTTTGAATATAGAGAACGATGTACATAGCCAGATAAGTCTATCTGAGCCAGAAACAGCGTCTGTGCTTTCTTTGGTTATACCATCGCGGTTCAATTGTACAAATGACAAACATGGAATGTCTAACTTAACACACAAGTTATGTAGTGCTGTGATTTGAAAACCTAGAGCCTGATATTCTTGAATATTATTAGTAATGGAGCTAGATGACATTAGCTTTAGATAATCATAAACTATTAAGCAATCGTTGGTTTTACCATTCTCATCAGATTTTACCTCTTGCATAATCCAGCGAGTAATAAGATTAAGAATTTGCTCAAATGGCTTTCCAGCAACGCTGATATAGCTATATGGTATTGTTTCAAGCATTTTAACAGCTTGCATCACCTTATCACGTTTATCTTCATCATTAGTGAATTTACCAGTAGCAACCTCATTAATTGGAACACCGCTGATATTAGCTATCAATCTATTTAAGTGATCGTCTTTGCTCATTTCCGTATCTAGCATTAATACGGGAATGCCTTTTAGTGATACGTTTAAAGCCACGTTATCAGCAAATACTGATTTACCAACTTTTGGTCTAGCAGAAACAAGGTCAACGCATTTTCGTCTAAGACCACCGCCAATGGCCTCGTCGTACTTACTAAACCCCGTTGGAATACCAATGATATCACACTTGTTCTCCTCTAAAAATTTTACATATTCATTGATATCACTACCAATTTTTTCTGGAGACTCTCCAGTTGTATCTTCTCTAAGAAATTCTGTTACGGGGCTTTCTAGAATTTGTATAATCTCATTAATAGATTCCGAACCATCAATTTGATCAACATCTTTATGAATCTTTGATGTAAGATGTTTAATTCTACGTGCGAATTCAAACTTCTTAATCTGTAGTGCGAAGCTAAGTATATTATCTTTATTAACTGGAAAGTCAAATAGGGATTTGATATACTTTAGCTCTTGAGCAGTGTTGACAGATTCAGATAATCCAAGTTGGTTTGCTGCGGATAATATTGTTGTAATATCTACGCTTTGACCATTTGATATAACCTTGTCAATACATTTATATAGTATTTGATTGTTAGCATGACCAAATGTTTCATGGTCTACTATGTCGTATACTATAACATGTGCGTCTATACCGTGCTGTAAAAGTCCAGCTAACAGCGCACGTTCTGCGCCAATATCAGTCAAGTGGGTGTCCATAATTATTTTCCTGTGCATCGACTACAGCGATGTCGTTCTCCATAAACAAATCTAGAATCTTCTTTAAATGATCTACCACAAACGTCGCACTCTAAATCAACCTTTTTGGGTGCTTGTCTATTTCTTGGTGTTTTTTCAAACTCTGGCGTAACAATGTCTCTGTGTTCGCCATTGTCTGTCCACTCGTTTTTTCTAGCTCTCACGGCTTCTCTTCTCCTTGAATTTTGGGCGTCTTTGTTTACTATAAAATCTTCACTTACATTAGCCACTGGTTTTGATGGCTTTTCTTTATTTTTCTTTATCGGTTCTTTGTTGGTTGTAGTCTTAACATCACTTGGAGTCATTAGTGCCTGCATTAATTTTTGCTTTTGTTCGTCACTTAAAGACGATAAGAAACTATCAAAATCACTCATTGTCTTTTCCCCTTCTCTAATAGAATATCTGCCTTACGTTTTAGTTCAAATACTTTTCCATCCAAAGCCTGTAATCTTGACTCCGCAATAGATCGCATATGATCAATTTTTGTGGCATAACTATTATCTTTGATAATCATTTGCTTCTTTACTTCATGTTTTGTATACTGATCAAAAGAACCATTATTAGCCACCACTAATTTTTCAATCTGATCATTACACCAATTTAGTACGATCTTGTTTTTATTAATTTCGTCTTGGATATATGAAGCGTAACTATATAATATATACGCTGAATCAAAAGCCTGTTGTTGTCCTAGATTATTTAAGTCTTCAAAAGACATATTAGACACAAGCAAATACTCTTCTTTGAATGAAGAAAATTTAGCGTTTACAAGATTAATGTAATCGTCTATCTGTCCAATGTGATGTGCTAGCTTCTCAGACGCAGTTTGTAATTTGTTTTCGCCACTCATCGTCGCTTTCTGAATATTTAAGAACTATGATATCAATTTCGTTTATTTCGCACCATTCAATTTTATCTTCATCTCTAGCTTTGGCTTTTAAGAAATCTGCCTGACTCTTATGAAAGAACGGGTTGTACTTGTAGTGCTGCTCACCGTGAACTTCAAAGCCCATCTTAACGGATGGAATGTAGAAGTCGAGATATAAAACGGACTTTCTATTTAAAGCGGTACTTCCCGGCAACTTAACCTCTTCTAGTATCCTGTAACTATTAAATATTTCTTTTAGCAAATTTCTAGCCCGAATATGGTATTTAGATCTCTTACGAGCATCATCATAAAACACATCGTAGGAAGATAGATTCCAAACATACTCTTTACCATTTATCCCTCTGACTTTCATTGGAGTTCCTTAATCTTAGCGTATATAAAGTCGCTAATAGCACTATTGGCATCTAGAAATTCTGCTACAGCATTTACGCCTTGAAACTTAAAGCATCTTTCAATATCTTCTGGTGTGCTACCAATATTATTATCCTTGAGGTATTTACTAACTGTTGGGTGGTTTGTGTCCTCAACAGCACAGGCTATGGTATACCAAGCACCGGCAGCTTTGATAAGCCTTAACTCACAGGCAATGTGGATAATTTCCTGTACTTCATCGATGCCGATACCATACTTAATCCAGCTTTCTGCTGTGCTATTTGGTCTACCGCCAGCATTAGATGTTTTAATAGACCAGTTTGCAATCTGGCCAACGTGAGTGCCAGTGTCCTTTGGAACTTGCCACTTACCCCTGTGGGTGATAACCATGTTTGTTCCAGCCTGATACTGTACCATGTTTCCACAGTCTGCCATCTTCGCTGGTGCATATGGAGATCCACCGCTATTAGCAATATTATGAGTGATGCAAACTAGAATTGCTTTATTCTTCATTAGTGTGCCACTGATTCTCTTGAAAAACATTGAGAGCAATCGTGGCAAAGCGTTTCTTACACCAGTTCTAATTTCGCCCTCTAGTTCATCTGATGGAACCATATTTGATAATGAGTCAACTATAATCAAAGACCCAGCATCATTATTAATGTACTTCTCAATAATGTTTAAAAAGTCTTGTGCTGATAGTACTCGTTCATTTGTAGACTCTACGATAAGAATACTATCTGGATTAAGCCCTTTTATACCATCAAAATTCTGCTTAGACAATCTACCTTCTGTGTTGACATAGATGATTTTTCTGTTATCTTTTTGACACTTGGCGGCGAAGTGTAGAGCGGTGGTTGTTTTACCACTTTTGGGATCGCCCGTCATAACAACGACTGACCCC